ACATCTTAGGTAGATATTATTCTATCGGTGAAGGGCATGTTACGGGACACGATGACGAAGATAGAGATGTACAGTCAGAAGCTGATAAAATGATGTTCAGAGAAGAAGATGATTACAAAGCATTCTTCAAAAAAGCTATGAAAAAATTTAATGTATCTAATATTGAAGATATGGATGATGGAGACAAAAAAGACTTCTTCAATTATGTAGATAGAAATTATAAGGCAAAAAACGAAAACCAAGGAAACAGACAAATGACTAAATTAAAAGAATTACTAGAAGAGGGACCTGCCGAATTAAAAAGTCTTGAAAAGATGATGCTGGGCTTAATGGATATGAGCAAAAAATTAAAAGATATCAAACAAAGAAAGCAATTGTCTGTAGTATTGAGTGCTGCTCACAATTTAAGAAATATGTTAAAATAAGAGGTAAATATGTCAATAAAAGTTGTAGTAAAGAATAATAATATCGAGAAAGCTCTCAGTATATTCAAAAGAAAAGTAAAGGATGCAGGTATCCTTTATGAGTTGAGGGAAAGAGAATTTTATAAAAAACCCTCTGCTGCTAGAAAAGAGACGAAAAACAAAGCAAAAGCTCGTAATTATTGGAAAAAAGTGAAATTATCAGAAGAAGATAGTAGAAATAGAGGACGAAAATTCTAAATACTTATATTTATATATATCTAAACTAAACACACCGTTCCTATCATATACGGTGTATCGAAATATAATAATTCTATTATAGTTCCCAATAACTATATAATATCCTAAAATGGAGAATAAAATGGATAATCTCTTAAAAGAAGCGATTGCTGACGCTAAAGCGGTTAGAGAGACTGCTTTAGAAAATGCAAAGATGGCTTTAGAAGAGGCTTTCACACCAAAAATCCAATCTATGTTGTCTAAAAAAATCCAAATGGAAATGGATGACGAAGATAAAGTTGATGAAGCTGAGTCTGATGAAGACGAAGTTGATGAAGCGGAAGAAGATGAAGTTGAAGAAAGAGCTAAAATGGCTCGTGACGGAGACGAATTGGAAGAACGTGGCGATGAAGATGAAGTCAATGAAGAAGATGACGAAGATGTCGAAGAAGGTATCATTGAAATCGATGGTGTAAAGTACGCTCCTGTAGTTTCTGAGGAAGAAGAGGACGAAGTCGAAGAAGAAATGGACGATGAAAAGATGGAAGAAGACGAAGACGAAGACCTTGACTTAGAAGCTGTAATTAAAGAACTAGAAAGTGAAATCAATGAAGAAGATGAAGAAGAACTTGATGAAAATGATGTTTCTTCAGACATTGGTAAATCTGATAACAAAGTCAATGCGAAAGCTAATGACTCATCTAATGTTGGAAATGACGGAAAAGCTAAGCTTAAAGAAGAAGACGAAAAAGAAGACATGGATGAAGATGATGACATTGATTTAGATGAAGTTCTTAAGGCTCTTTCAGAAGAAGAAGATGAAGAAAAAGAAATGGATGAAGTTTCCGAACTAAAATCAAATCTTGCTGAACATCGTTCTGTAATTGAAGAGTTGCGTGGAAAGCTAAACGAAGTCAACTTGCTAAATGCTAAACTTCTGTTCACAAACAAACTATTCAGAAAGTATGGTTTGAATAACGATCAGAAAATGAAAGTCGTTGAGCAATTCGATAGAGCTAGTAACCTAAGAGAAGTCAAGTTAGTGTATTCTACACTTGGTGAATCTTTTGGTAGTGCTAGAAAAAATGAAATTAATGAATCTAAGGGTAGCGCTTCAAAGCCAGTTGCCTCAACAAAATCTGAAAAAGAAGTAATAACTGAAGGTTCAGAGTTGAGAGACAGGTTTAAAAAGTTAGCTAACCTTATCTAATTGGGAGACATATAATGTCAAACTTTGATAATCTAAGTGATGTGATGACAGGGCATAACCCTCATCAAGAGCTCCTCAAACAGACTCGACAGTTAGTCGATAAGTGGGAGCCAACAGGATTACTAGATGGAATTGAAGATTCAACAAAGAAAACAGGAATGTCTGTTCTTCTAGAAAACCAGGCTACGCAGCTTATTAAAGAGGCGTCACAGACAGGCACTGGTGGAAATAAAGAAGAATGGTCAGGTGTTGCTTTACCATTGGTTCGTAGAATCTTTGGTGAAATTTCAGCACAGGAATTCGTTTCTGTTCAACCTATGAATCTTCCATCTGGACTAATCTTTTATCTAGACTTCAAATACGGTAGTACACAAACTGCTAACCATACATCAGGTGCTGATATCTTCGGTAACACATCTGGTAGTGGTGATGCTGCTGGTGGACTTTACGGTGGTGGTAAGTCTGGATATTCTATTAATGACGAAGAAACAGGCGCACTTACTTTAGGTGCAGCTATAGGCGCGAGTGCTTATACAACTGCTTCTGCTACTTGGAAGGAAGTAGAATTTGAGCCAGACTTAAGTTCTTCTATTGCTAGTGGTTTAGCTACAGAAAACGAACTTGTAAAAATTACTGTTGATGCAGCTAATTCATTTACAAGACCTGACAAAGAAGGTATTAGAGCATTTAGTGTTTCTGGTTCCGGATTTGACGAATTCTTTCCTCATTATACATCAATCAACGCTGCTGGTACAGCAATAAGTTTTATTGTACGCCAGAATGCTGTATTGGCGCATGGTGATGTAAAGGTAAAGTATCATAAGCAACCAACAGATCAACAAAGAGGCGATATGGAAGCTTCACCAACTGCAGGTTCAGATGGTGGATTTTCTGGAGAAGGCGATGCTGGAATACCAGAAGTTGATATTCAACTTCGATCTATCAGCATAGTTGCTAAGACTCGTAAGTTGAAAGCTGTATGGACACCTGAACTTGCTCAGGACTTAAACGCTTACCATAGTGTTGACGCTGAAGCTGAATTGACAGCAATGCTAAGTGAGTACATAGCGATGGAAATCGATTTGGAAATCTTAGACATGTTATCAATCAATGCTTCTGCTAAAACAGAGTATTGGTCAGCTAAAGTCGGCTATGAGTATGATGGTTCTGGTGCTGCTGAAAGTGATTTCGCAGAAATTAGTGGTTCATCCAATGCTTACACAAAACCATCTTGGTTCCAAACTCTTGGAATTAAGATACAATCAGTATCTAACGCAATTCATCAGAAGACACTACGTGGTGGTGCTAATTTTGTTGTTGTTTCACCTGAAACTTCTACAATCTTAGAATCAGTAAGTGGATATGTCGCTAACACTGGTGATGCTTCTGCTAAGAATTACGCTATGGGCGTAGAAGCCGTTGGTTCTATAAATAACAGATATACTGTTTATAAGAACCCTTACATGACTTCTAACGACATTTTAGTTGGATTCAGAGGTAGTAACTTCTTAGAGACTGGTGCTGTGTATGCTCCATATGTACCGATGATTATGACACCATTAGTATACGATCCTACAAACTTCACACCAAGACGTGGGGTAATGACTCGTTATGCTAAGAAGATGGTTAGACCAGAGTTCTATGGAAAAGTGATTGTATCACACATCAATACTGTTTAATTGTAATAACAATTGAACTACTTAAAAAAGGGGGGGCTGTTGCTTCCCCTTTTTTTGTTTCTTGTATATTTATTATTGAATCATTATGTCTTATTTAGGAGAATAAAATGGAAGCAATTTGGGCTGGAAGTAGTAACTTCAGTAGTAGTCAAACACCATATGGTTTTTACGATACAGATACAGAGTTTTCAGGCTCTGGCAACCATTCTGTAGATAAATTTGCTGATTGGGCATCCAAAAGATTAGGATACCCAATAGTTGAAGTTGAAATGCCGTCAGGTTCATTTTACGCTTGTTACGAAGAATCTATTACAGAATACTCTGCTCAAGTAAATCAGTTCAATATTAGAGATAATTTACTCTCTTTACAAGGACAATCTACTAGTTCAGCAATAACACACAGAAAAGTTACACCAACATTTGGTAGAGCTATAGAATTATCAGAGCAATATGGTACAGAAGCTGGTGTCGGTGGTACTATTTCATTCAAAACAGGCTCTATAAATATAGTAAGTGGTTCACAACAATATGATTTGAATGCTTTGTGGTCTAATGTTTCAGAAAGTGGTAAAGCTATTGAAGTTAGAAAAGTTCATTATGAAGGTTCTCCGGCAGTTACTAGATATTTTGATCCTTATGCTGGAACAGGCGATGGTTCTTACAATATGTTAGATTCATTTGGATGGGGTAATAATTCACCAGCAGTAAGTTTTATGATGATGCCAATATATGCTGATTTATTGAAAGTACAGGCAATCGAATTCAATGACCAAATAAGAAAGTCTGGTTACTCATTCGAATTGGTAAATAATAATTTGAGAATTTTTCCAAAACCTACATCAAATTATAAATTACATTTTAAGTATTTGGTAAAAGAGGATAGAAATAATACTTTACAGGGAACATCAAATGGAGTTATATCTGATTTCTCTAATGCACCATATGATAATATGTTGTTCAAAGATATCAATGATGTCGGTAAACAATGGATAAAGAAATATGCTCTTGCATTATGTAAAGAATTATTGGGTAGTATTAGAAGTAAATATGCTGCTTTACCAATACCAAATGCGGAAACTACATTGGATGGAGATACTTTACGAACTGAAGCAACTGCAGAGAAGGAAATATTGGTAACTCAGTTGAGAGAGATGTTAGAGTCTACCAGTAGAAAAGCTCTATTGGAAGCAGATAAGGATGAGGCACAGCATCTTCAAGAAAAATTACAAAAAGTTCCATACCCAATTTACATAGGATAATATAATGGCTGGTAGATTTTTACCTCAGAAGGACATTGATCTTGTTACCAGAGTGACTAAAGAGTTAGTTGGTGACAAACAAAATAATAAAGATGGATTGATAAATCAAGAAGTTGTGGTTTACAAACCAGCAGTACAAGAATCAGCAACCAATATGTATGGAGAATCAGCTGATGGCAATAAGGTATACAAAAATGGTGTACAAATGAATTGTTTAGTTACTGCTGAAGATTTTGATTTCAATGCTGACCAAGGTGGCTTGATGGATAATAGACAAACAGCAGTATTTGCTTTTCTAAGACAATCTTTTATAGATGCTAAAATGGTATTAGAAATGGGAGATTTGATAGATTGGAATTATGCTTATTTTGAAGTTGGTTCTATAAACGAAAATCAGTTGATTGGTGGTATGTTTGAACAAAACTATTCAGTTGTGGCAAATACATTTTTAATAAGAAAGAGTTCTGTACAGATAGAAAGAGTTAGGAGTATATAATGGCTCGTGAAAAACCAATTCCACGATCTCTTAGAAGGGATAAAAATCGTGGCAGAGATAGGTCTAGAAATGATGATAATGTAAAAAATCTTTCAGTAGGATTGATGGATATTGATGCTACTATTATGTATTATTTCAATAATGTTATAAAGCCGACAGTAGAAGAAAATGGTGAAACTGTAAAAGTTCCAATTATGTATGCTAATCCTGAAAGATGGACTATGGCTCAAAAAAGGGGATTTTTATATGATAATAAAAAACAACTTATAATTCCTCTAATAGCATTCAAAAGAACTTCTATTGAAAAAGATGAGACTTTGCCTGTTGATAAAATGGATCCTCTCAATCCTAGACTAAAGTATACTTTTCAAAAACAATATACTTCAAAAAATCGTTATGATAAATTTTCTGTACAAAGGGGACTAACACCAACAAAAGAAATGTATGCTGTACCAGTACCAGATTACATAAAATTAGAATATGAATTTGTACTTTGGTGTTCATATACAGAACAAATGAATAAGTTGGTAGAACAAATAATTTATTCAGAAGGTTCCTATTGGGGAGAGGATGGCAAGTTCAAATTTAGAACACAGATAAATAATTATACAGATGCTAGTGAGATAAATGTAAATTCAGAAAGAATTATAAAAACCACATTCAATGTAACAATGAATGGGTATTTGTTACCAGAAGAATTTTCAAGTGTAGTTACAACACAGAAAGAATTGACACCAAAAAGAATTATAATAGAAGATGGTATTGGTATAGATTTAGGAGCTGTAACATCTAAGGATGTAAAGGTAACAATGCAGGGTAGAGGTAGTTCTGCAGGATTAGATAATCCAGTAAGTTTCTTCGGTGGAACAGGACTTACGATTGATGGTGGAACAACATTTGATGGAACTACTCCTGGTAATTTTACATTTGGTATCGGACAAGATGTTGGTACATCAAGTACAGTACAATTCTCAAATGTAACTGCTTCTAATACATTACATATTGGTCCTACATCATTCGAAATATCACAGAGACAAGATGGAAAGGCTCAAGTAAATACAGATTGGGTAGTACAAGGAGACATAATAGCAGAAAATTACATAGTATCTTCTTCGGTAATAAATGTTACTCAATCAAATCATAGTGGTTCAAATATATTTGGTAATAATTTAGAAGATACTCAAGAATTTACTGGTTCGGTATCTATTAGTGGTTCGCTTACACTAAATGGTGGTAATGTTGGAACAGATGTAACTACATTTGACCAGTATGTTAGAAAGAGTTTTGTGAAAAAGTCTAATGCTATTACAGCACATACTGCTAGTTTTACAGCAATTACTGCTTCTGCTCCAACAGGATTTGATTCTACCAATGAACAAGACTTTATATTTTTTATAAACGGTCAGTATATGGAACATGACGCTTTAGAAATACAACAAGTAGGTACTACATTTAGATTGAAGGTAGATACCGATAGTATTGGTTATGATTTGGAAAGTGATGACGAAATAATTGCTCAAGGCAAATTTAATTCGTAAATCCCACTTTTCTTTTACCATCTTTTGATATTTATATGTATGAGAAAAAGAAGTTGGAAGAATAGAAAAAATAGACCTTGTCCTGATTGTGGTAAGATGCTAACCTATTCAAGAAAAGATTCTTTCGACAGAGCAGTTGGTAATAATACAGTGTGTAAGTCTTGTGCTCAAAGTGACAGAAAACTTACTATGGATACGATAAATAAAATGAAGCAACCAAAGACTAATCAACATAAGAGAAAGATTTCAAGATCTATATCTACTTGGTGGTTAGAGAGAAAAGAAGAGAGAATATATGGCTCGGATAGATAGTAAACAGCTAAATCCCGCACTAACAGGTTCGTTTACACTAAGTGGAAGTCTCTTAGGTAATACGGTATCTTCTGCGTCTTTTGGTGCTCTTGATGTAGATGGTACATTAAAATTAGGTGCATTTGCTGATGTATCTGCTTCGTTAGCAGCTGCTGTAGCTGGTGGTGATAATTTAGGAAACCATACAGCAACACAAGATTTAAATATAAATGGTAAAGCAATAAAAAATGTTTTACATATAAGTGCTAGTGGCAATATAAGTAGTTCAATATCATCAACTGGTTCATTTGGACACTTGATGGTTGGTGGTGGTAACTTCACATCTGCTTCACTTGCTTCAGGTGGAAGTGGTGTTGGGTTTCCTTTTACTGGTTCTGCTGGTATACAAGGTGATTTGTATGTTACAGGTAATGTAACTGGTAGTGGTGGTACTTTTCTAAATGTTATTTCTGCTGGAAATATTAGTGGTTCAGCAGTATCTACTGGTTCATTTGGTCATGTTATGGTTGGTGGGAATAACTTTACAACAGCTGTTTCATCATCTGCAGCTGCTAGTGGTTTTGGAGCTGGTGGCGGAGGTGGTAGTGGAACTGGTATATTCGCTGCTACTGGTTCTGATATGTCTACCTCAAATAATTTACAGATTAGTGGTTCAATGAAGATTTCAGGTTCACAGCAATCTACATCTATATCTGCTAATAATATACAAAATGGATATCCTACTTCAAATAACTGGAAAGAAAGTTTGGATGGAAGTTATTTCAATAATTTTGATAATACAACTCATGTAAGTGAAATACTAAGATTTATTGCGGGTGCTATGAGTCATTCTTTGAATGTCGCAGATGCTGCACCAAATACAAAAACATACGGTAGTGTAACTGCCACACATACAGACGGAAGTGAAACTTCAAAGAGTTCTTTACTAAATGGTGTGTTAGGTTCTACATATGAAAATGCTAGATTATCATCAGCTTGGACTGGTTCAGCATTTATAGATATGGGTGAGACTGGTTCTTACAAAGAAGCATTAGATTATTTGGAACTAAAAGGTTGGGTACAATCAAGTGATAGGGGAACTAGTGATGACGATGTAGGAACTAATCCATTTCATGGTACTTATGCTTCTAGAATACCATCATCTAATATTACTACACAAGCAACATTTGGAACATTTAGTCATACACTAGCAGCTAATACTGCTGGTTCAACAGCAGTTAGTAGTAACGGAAGTTTCTTTGGATTAGGTGGATTGAATAGTGGTGCTGCTAGTGCATTGAAAGTTAGGGTAATAGCTAGTCAATCATTTAGTGATAACTATGCTGACCAAACACCAGACGGAAACTCTACTTTTTCAACATCATCTATTGTAAATTATACGACAAGTGCTTTTGGAACATCAGGTGATGGTTTATCGATAGGTAAAATTATAACAGCACAACCTGCAGTTATTCCATCAGCATTTCAAGATGGTGACTTTAGTGTTGCTGGTGCTTTGAGTGGTAGGAGATACACTGGTGGTGCTACATCTGCTACTAACATATCTGCTTCAGGTTACTATGCTTATACTGGAATAAAAGCTGGTATAGCAACTGGTAGTCAATCTACATTTACATTTCAAGATGGCTCAGATTCAAGTACTAGATTTTATTTATATACAGGTGGCATAACAACCGATATTACAGACTCACAACCAACTTGTGTTGTTACTAGTTCTCTAACTAGAACCGGATTTTCTGCAACATCAAAAAGTTTGAGTGGTGCTCCATATCTATTGACTACAACTTATACTCACAAATGGGAATCTGAAGTAACTAAGTCTTTCGATCCAGCATTTGGATATTCGACAAATATTTTAGTCAACAGTAATCCAACAGACCAATGGGATAATATTGGTTCGACTACTCTAAGTAACACTACAACTACTGTTGCTAATACTGGCGTGTCTTCTACTGGGGCAAATAATTATGTAATAGATTCAACTAAAACTACAAAGAGAACCAGTGGACAGAGCCCAAATATATCTGATATAGCAGTTGCTAGCTCTTCATTTAGTTTTACACTTGACAGTAATAGTGAGAATGTAGGACAAAATAGAACAAGTAATAATACTTTAAATTATAATCTAACATTTAGAACCACAGGTAGAAATTGGAAGAATAGTTCACAGACAGCTAATAGTTCTACTATAAATTTTTATAACGCAGCTTTATTTAGTCAAGCATCAAGTAGTGGTAGTATGGCTATCTACAGTAGAGCTCAAGGATATGATTCAAATACTTTACAAGATACCACAGAAACATTTACAGGTGAAGATTTTAGAATAGTATTAGATAATAATGTAACTACATTCAATGGTTCATACTTTACAACTGATTCATTCAAAACAAATGATGAAGGTGATGCTGTTATAGGACAATATGATTTACAAGTAAAACCAGATTATTTGGTAAATCCAACTGGTAGTTATGGGTATTGGTTTACTGGAAATAGTTTAGCTGCTAGTAGTACTGATTACAGATTTTATATAAGAAGATTTCAGAAGTCTTCTGGCACAAAAACAAGTATGACTGTAAATCTTAGCAGTAAAACATTGGTTGCGTGGAATGCTACAACTGATGGAATCTCTTGTGCTTTGATTCTAAAGAGTGGTACAAGTGCAGGAAGTAACACAGATATATCAACTTGTAGATTATTCGACCCAAGTGCTACTGTTAGTAACTTGATAGAGGCTGGTGTTAGTGCTGATAATATCAAAAACCCATTCACTTCTGATATAGATTTATATGGTAATACTGGTGGAAGTATAAGTAGTGGAACATATACAGTACCAATGAGAAACTCAGATGGAATGTTTTTGGATGATAGTGATAACGAACTTTATGTAGTGGTGAGATATAAGGGAGACCCTGCACCAATACAACAAATTACATTGAGCTTTAGTTAGGAGTAAATTGTGAGTATAGACCAAACAAAAAAATCGAATAGACTGCTTGGTAACAGAAGATTTACCAGTGATGCTCTAAGTACTTCTCAAGAATCATTTACTAATGTACTTGATATAAATGCTAATGAGGTTTATACGCAAGCAAAATTTATACCTACTGGTTCGTTACCATTTAGTGGAAGCTCACAGCAACAAAGTACATATACAAGTGGTAGTAACGATGTCCTAAAATACTATTATAGACAGAAACTCACTAAGTCTAATGTAGCTAATGATGTATTTTTCTTTATGTTTCCAACTGGAAGTGACAGTGGAGTTACTCCTCAGTTGGTACAAGATGGCCAACAAGGAAGTTTTATCTCACCTAAGTATTCAGTCTCATCATTAGCAAATGCTAATACTGAAGATACTACGCCAGGATATGGAGTAAAGGTATTCAAATCAACATCATTGAATAGTGGTTCGCTTGGAAATGAAAGTATTGTTTCTGCTAATGATTATCAATTTGATTATAAGACTGGTGTACTACAATTTGAAACTGCTTTAGCATCTAACCAATATGTTTATATGACAGCAAATCAATATGTTGGTAAAACACTACAAACAGATACTTCCATCGGTGGTGGTGGTGGAACTAGCGTAACTGCTAATCCTGGTGTTAGTGGTAGTGGACAATTGAACACAATTACGATTGGTGGTAGTAGTTTTGCTATTGGTTCAGGTGCTCAATTAGATAACTTTTTTGAACAAGATGGAAATGGTGATGTGATGCCAACAAATCAAAATGATGCTATAGGGATATTTTATGAATACGATGATAATAATGACTTACAGCCAGTTGCTTAGGATGAAAAATGAACAAAGAATTTAAAAATCTAATATTTATATATAATTAGGAGAATAACATGGCCACAAAAAATATAGTACCAAGAGCTAATGCTGAAGGTGGTATTGGGACTGCTAATAAGGGATGGGCTTCAGGCTCATTTTATAACATAGCTGTATCAACACAAATAAGTGGCTCAGCTGCCACAAGTGCTTCATTTGGAAGAATTGATGCTAGTGGAAAAATTATAGAAAATGGTACATCAGTAACAGATCATGGCACTGCTATGGCAATAGTCTTTGGAGGATAGATATGGCTAACACTTTTAAAAATGCAGCTGTTGCTGTAGGAAATACTAACACAACACTTTATACTTGTCCAGCAGCTACATCTGCTGTAGTACACGCAGTTTTTATTAGTAATGTGGATGGAACTAACGATGCATCGGTAGATTTATTCGTTACTGATAATAGTGCTGGTAGTGATTTTCATCTGATGAAGACAGTAAATGTTCCAGCAGATTCTAGTTTGATTATAGAAAAACCAATAAATTTAGAAGCATCTGATATACTAAAAATAAAGGCTTCCGCTAGTGGCGATTTAGAAGCATTTGCTAGTGTATTAGAAATGACATAGAGAGACTAAATGAGTAAAATTAAATACCTAGGAAAAGAAATATTTACTGCTGATGTTGAATTCAAAGGCAACATTAGTCAGTCAGCAGCATCTACTGGTTCATTCGGAACCCTAAAAATTGATGGTGGAAGTTTTACATCTGCTTCACTTGCTACAGCTGTAGATGGTGTTCCAGGTTCACAAGGTACAACTGGTATTCAAGGTACTACAGGGTTACAAGGTACTACAGGTACTCAAGGTACAATTGGTACACAAGGTACAACTGGACTTCAAGGTATTCAAGGAATACAAGGAATAACTGGTACTCAAGGAACCAATGGAACGCAAGGTACAATTGGAACACAGGGTACAATTGGTTTACAAGGAACTACTGGTACACAAGGTACGAATGGAACTCAAGGTACAATAGGTATACAAGGTACAATTGGAACTCAAGGTACTACTGGTGCTCAAGGTATTCAAGGTATCCAAGGAGAACAAGGAACTCAAGGAACAACTGGTACTCAAGGAACAACTGGTACTCAAGGAACTACAGGTTTACAAGGTACAATAGGTACGCAAGGAACTAATGGAATACAGGGTACTATTGGTACTCAAGGTACAAACGGAACTCAAGGAACTCAAGGTATTCAAGGTATTCAAGGAATACAAGGAATTCAGGGTATAACTGGTACACAAGGTACAAATGGTACGCAGGGAACAATCGGAATTCAAGGTACAAATGGTACACAAGGAACTACTGGTATTCAAGGTACGAATGGTATCCAAGGAACTATTGGTACGCAGGGAACAACTGGTGCTCAAGGTATCCAAGGAATACAAGGTGTTCAAGGTATTCAAGGAGAACAAGGAACTCAAGGTACAAATGGTATTCAAGGAACTATTGGAACCCAAGGTACAACTGGTACTCAAGGTACGAATGGAACTCAAGGAACTAATGGTACTCAAGGTACAAACGGAACTCAAGGAACTACAGGCTTACAAGGAACCACTGGTGCTCAAGGTATTCAGGGCATTCAAGGTATCCAAGGTGTACAAGGTATACAAGGTGTAAAAGGAACTCAAGGTACAATCGGAACTCAGGGTACGACTGGATTACAAGGAACCACTGGATTACAAGGAACAACTGGTACTCAAGGTACCAATGGTACACAAGGAACTATTGGAACTCAAGGAACTATTGGAACGCAGGGTACGACTGGTGCTCAAGGTATTCAAGGAATTCAAGGAGAACAAGGTACTCAAGGCACAAAAGGTACACAAGGAACTACAGGTTTACAAGGAACAATTGGTACACAAGGTACAACTGGAACTCAAGGTACAATCGGAACTCAAGGAACAACAGGCGCTCAAGGTATCCAAGGAATACAAGGTGTTCAAGGAATCCAAGGAGAACAAGGTACTCAAGGCACAAAAGGTACACAAGGAACTACAGGCTTACAAGGAACAATTGGTACTCAAGGAACTAATGGAACCCAAGGTACAACTGGAACCCAAGGAACAACAGGCGCTCAAGGTATCCAAGGTATCCAAGGAGTTCAAGGTATTCAAGGAGAACAAGGTACTCAAGGTACAATTGGAATTCAAGGAACTATAGGCTTACAAGGAACAATTGGTACTCAAGGAACTAATGGTACACAGGGAACAACTGGTGCTCAAGGTATTCAAGGTATTCAAGGTATTCAAGGTGGAATAGGAACTCAAGGTACAACAGGCACACAAGGAACTGATGGTTTACAAGGAACTATTGGAGCCCAAGGTATAACTGGTACACAAGGTACGAATGGAACTCAAGGTACAATCGGTACTCAAGGTACTGATGGTTTACAAGGTACAACTGGTGCTCAAGGTATCCAAGGAATTCAAGGTATACAAGGTATAAAAGGTACTCAAGGTACAATTGGTACACAAGGAACAAATGGGTTACAAGGAACAATTGGTACACAAGGAACAATTGGTACACAAGGAACAATTGGTACACAAGGAACTACAGGTTTACAAGGAACCACTGGTGCTCAAGGTATTCAAGGTATACAAGGAATTCAAGGCATTCAAGGTATACAAGGAATTCAAGGAGAACAAGGAACTCAAGGTACAATCGGTACTCAAGGAACGATTGGATTACAAGGAACCATTGGTCTACAAGGTACAACTGGAACGCAGGGAACCATCGGTACTCAAGGTACTACTGGTGCTCAAGGTATTCAAGGTATTCAAGGAATTCAGGGTATCCAAGGAGAACAAGGTACTCAAGGAACAATTGGTACGCAGGGTACAATCGGTACTCAAGGTACTCAAGGAGAAAAGGGAATTCAAGGAACCAATGGTATACAAGGAACTATTGGAACTCAAGGAACAACAGGCGCTCAAGGAATACAAGGTATTCAAGGAATTCAAGGTATACAAGGAGAAAAAGGTACACAAGGAACTACGGGTACACAAGGAACTACTGGTGAGGGTGGTGTTCAAGGTACACAAGGTATAACTGGTATTCAAGGAACAAATGGTACTCAAGGTACCATCGGAACCCAAGGAACAACAGGCGCTCAAGGAATTCAAGGTATACAAGGAGAGCAAGGTACACAAGGAACTACTGGTACTCAAGGTACAAATGGAACTCAAGGTACAACTGGTGCTCAAGGAATCCAAGGAATCCAAGGAATTCAAGGTATACAAGGTAAATTAGGAACTCAAGGTACGAATGGTACTCAAGGAACAATAGGACTTCAAGGTACGACTGGTGCTCAAGGTATCCAAGGCATTCAAGGAGAACAAGGTACTCAAGGTACAATTGGAACTCAAGGAACAAATGGTACTCAAGGAACAATAGGTACACAAGGTACTTCAGGCGAAGGAACTCAAGGAACTACTGGTTTACAAGGTACAATCGGTACTCAAGGAACAACAGGCGCTCAAGGAATTCAAGGAATACAAGGTATACAAGGTGTAAAAGGTACACAAGGTACTACTGGCGAAGATGGAACTCAAGGTACAAAAGGTATACAAGGTACAACTGGGGAATTAGGTATACAAGGAACCAATGGTACACAAGGAACTATTGGAACGCAGGGTACGACTGGCGCTCAAGGAATTCAAGGCATACAAGGAATACAAGGTATACAAGGTGTAAAAGGTACACAAGGTACTACTGGAACCCAAGGAACTACTGGTGAAGGAATCCAAGGAACTACAGGTACACAAGGAACTACTGGTAGTTTAGGTACACAAGGTACAACTGGTTTACAAGGAACAACTGGTGCTCAAGGAATTCAAGGAATTCAGGGTATACAAGGTATTCAAGGTGGAGTAGGTGTTCAAGGTACTAATGGTACACAAGGTACACTTGGTACTCAAGGTACAATTGGTACACAAGGAACAAATGGTGCTCAAGGAATTCAAGGTATTCAAGGAGAACAAGGAACTCAAGGTACGAAAGGTACACAAGGTACTACTGGAACCCAAGGAACAACAGGCGCTCAAGGTATTCAAGGAGTCCAAGGTATCCAAGGTGAAACTGGTGAAACTGGTACACAAGGAACTACAGGATTACAAGGAACAATAGGACTTCAAGGTACAACTGGTGCTCAAGGTATCCAAGGTATTCAAGGTGTCCAAGGTATTCAAGGTGGTGCTGGTACACAAGGAACCAATGGTACTCAAGGAACAATAGGTACTCAAGGTACTACTGGTGCTCAAGGAATTCAAGGTATACAAGGTATTCAAGGTATCCAAGGTATACAAGGTGTGAAGGGTACTCAAGGTACTGATGGTGAACAAGGTACTCAAGGTACAAAAGGTATACAAGGTACAACTGGTGAAACTGGTACACAAGGAACTACAGGTTTACAAGGTACGACTGGTGCTCAAGGTATTCAAGGAATTCAAGGTATACAAGGTGTAAAGGGTACGCAGGGAACAATCGGAACTCAAGGTACAACTGGTGAGACTGGTACACAAGGTACAACTGGTTTACAAGGAACAACTGGTGCTCAAGGTATTCAGGGTATTCAAGGAGTTCAAGGTGAAACTGGCGAAGATGGTACGCAGGGAACTACTGGAACTCAAGGAACTACTGGTTTACAAGGTACAAACGGAACTCAAGGTACAACTGGCATTCAAGGCACGACTGGTGCTCAAGGTATTCAAGGAATACAAGGAATTCAAGGTAAAATAGGAACTCAAGGTACCAATGGTGTACAAGGAACACAAGGTGAGAGTGGAACTCAAGGAACTACAGGCGCTCAAGGTGTTCAAGGAATTCAAGGTGTTCAAGGTATTCAAGGACAAATTGGAACTCAAGGTACGAATGGTACTCAAGGAACAAATGGAACTCAAGGTACTCAAGGAGAACAAGGCACACAAGGAACTACTGGGGCTCAAGGTATTCAAGGAATACAAGGTATCCAAGGCATTCAAGGTGGAGTAGGTACTCAAGGTACTAATGGTACTCAAGGTACTAATGGTACTCAAGGTACAATTGGAACTCAAGGAACCACTGGAACTCTTGGAACCACTGGTCCTCAAGGTATACAAGGTATACAAGGTATCCAAGGAGAACAAGGAACTCAAGGTACTAATGGTGTACAAGGAACTATCGGTACACAGGGAACAACTGGTGCTCAAGGTATTCAAGGAATACAAGGTGTCCAAGGTGTAAAGGGTACACAAGGAACAACTGGAGATGGTGGTACTCAAGGTACTAATGGTACTCAAGGTACAATTGGAACTCAAGGAACAATCGGAACACAAGGTACTCAAGGTGTCGCTGGAACCCAAGGTACGACTGGTTCTCAAGGAATACAAGGAATTCAGGGCTTACAAGGAATCAAAGGTACACAAGGAACCCAAGGTATTACTGGTACACAAGGAACTGAAGGTAATTTCGGTGGTGTTAGTTTTGCTTATACATTCGATGATGGTATTACAGAAGCTGATCCAGGTGATGGTGAACTGAGACTGGGACATAGTGGATTGGAAGGTCAGGATTCAGCAGTTAGAATGTGGATAGATGATGAAGATGCGAATGGTATTGATATTCAGGCATTCTTAAGGACTGTAGATGATTCTAATAGTTCTCCAAAAGGGCATATAAGACTTTCTAAAAAGACTGATAGTAGTAAGTTCCTAATATATAGCATAACAAGTGTAACAGAAGATAGTGGATATTTTGATTTTGTAATATCCAATTTAGCGTCATCTAGTCCGTCTCCGCTCAATAACGGAAATGATATCATAGTTTCTTTTCAGAGAACAGGAGATAAAGGAACTCAAGGTACAAAAGGTACTCAAGGAACTACTGGTGCTCAAGGTATACAAGGTATTCAAGGCCTACAAGGTTTACAAGGTATAAAAGGAACTCAAGGAACTACTGGTTCAACTGGTAGTCAAGGTATACAAGGAATTCAAGGAGAACAAGGCACTCAAGGTACGAATGGTATTCAAGGAACTATTGGAACTCAAGGAACCACTGGTGCTCAAGGTATTCAAGGCATCCAAGGAAAACAAGGAACTCAAGGTACCAATGGAACACAAGGTACGAATGGTGCTCAAGGTATTCAAGGAGTTCAAGGTATTCAAGGTGAAACTGGTGACGATGGTGTCCAAGGTACTAATGGTATTCAAGGAACAATTGGTATTCAAGGAACTACTGGTGCTCAAGGTATCCAAGGTATACAGGGTATTCAAGGTGGAGTAGGTGTTCAAGGTACTAATGGTACTCAAGGAACACAAGGTATAAAAGGTACACAAGGTACGAATGGTACTCAAGGTACTCAAGGTGGTGGGGGAACTCAAGGAACTACTGGAACTCAAGGAACCACTGGTGCTCAAGGTATTCAAGGAATACAAGGAATACAAGGAATTCAAGGTGTAAAGGGAACTCAAGGTACAAATGGTATCCAAGGAACAATTGGTACTCAAGGAACTACTGGTGCTCAAGGTATCCAAGGTATACAGGGTATAAAAGGAACCCAAGGTACTAATGGTACGCAAGGTACACAAGGAGAAACTGGTGCTCAAGGAATACAAGGAATACAAGGAATTCAAGGTGTAAAAGGAACCCAAGGTACGAAGGGAACTCAAGGAACTACTGGTTCAACTGGTGCTCAAGGTATTCAAGGTATCCAAGGTATACAAGGTGTAAAAGGAACTCAAGGTACGAAGGGTACACAAGGTACACAAGGACAAACTGGTGCTCAAGGCATTCAAGGAATTCAAGGTGTCCAAGGAAAACAAGGAACTCAAGGTACAAAAGGTACTCAAGGAACTCAAGGACAGATTGGTACTCAAGGAACTACTGGTTTACAAGGTACAAACGGAACCCAAGGTACAACTGGTAATACTGGTGGTACAGGTCCAACTGGTTCACAAGGTATCCAAGGTATACAAGGTGTAAAAGGAACCCAAGGTACAACTGGTAATACTGGTGGTACAGGTCCAACTGGTTCACAAGGAATACAAGGAATTCAAGGAATTCAAGGAATTAAGGGAACACAAGGAACAAACGGAACCCAAGGTACAACTGGTAATACTGGTGGTACAGGTCCAACTGGTTCACAAGGAATTCAGGGTATCCAAGGTATACAAGGTGTAAAAGGAACTCAAGGAACTACAGGAAATACTGGTGGTACAGGTCCTACTGGTTCTCAAGGAATACAAGGAATTCAGGGCTTACAAGGAATCAAAGGTACTCAAGGTACAAAAGGTACACAAGGTACGACTGGTTCTACTGGAAGTACTGGTTCACAAGGAATTCAAGGAATTCAAGGAATTAAGGGAACACAAGGAACGAAAGGTACTCAGGGTACAACTGGTGGAACAGGGCCTACTGGTTCTCAAGGTATCCAAGGTATCCAAGGAATTCAAGGTATACAAGGTGTAAAGGGAACTCAAGGAACTACTGGTTCAACTGGTAGTCAAGGTATACAAGGTATACAGGGTATAAAAGGAACTCAAGGCACACAAGGACAAACTGGTCCTCAAGGAATTCAGGGTATCCAAGGTGTGAAGGGTACACAAGGAACTCAGGGACAAACTGGTCCCCAAGGAATACAAGGTATACAGGGTATAAAAGGAACTCAAGGAACTCAGGGACAAACTGGTGCTCAAGGTATTCAAGGTATCCAAGGTGTTCAAGGTAGACAAGGCACCCAAGGTACGCAAGGACAAACTGGTCCTCAAGGAATTCAAGGTATACAAGGAAAACAAGGAACTCAAGGTACACAAGGACAAACTGGTCCTCAAGGAATACAAGGTATACAGGGTATAAAAGGAACTCAAGGAACTCAAGGACAGACTGGTCCCCAAGGAATTCAAGGAATTCAAGGTGTGAAGGGTACACAAGGAACTCAGGGACAAACTGGTCCTCAAGGTATCCAAGGTATCCAAGGAAAACAAGGTACACAAGGTACACAAGGTATCAAAGGAACTCAAGGTACGCAAGGACAAACTGGTCCTCAAGGAATTCAGGGCATCCAAGGAATACAAGGTATACAGGGTATCCAAGGAAGACAAGGAACTCAAGGAACAACTGGTTCTACTGGTGCTCAAGGTATACAAGGTATACAAGGAAATACTGGTTCTACTGGTGCTCAAGGAATCCAAGGAATCCAAGGAAATACTGGTTCTACTGGTGCTCAAGGAATACAAGGCATCCAAGGTGTAAAAGGAACTCAAGGAACAACTGGTGGTACAGGTCCTACTGGTGGTACAGGTCCGACTGGTCCTCAAGGAATCCAAGGTATACAAGGAATCCAAGGTATCCAAGGTATCCAAGGAAAACAAGGTACACAAGGTACGACTGGTTCTACTGGAAGTACTGGTTCTACTGGAAGTACTGGTTCACAAGGAATTCAAGGTATACAAGGTATCCAAGGAAAACAAGGTACACAAGGTACGACTGGTTCTACTGGAAGTACTGGTTCACAAGGAATTCAAGGTATACAAGGAAATAATGGTGCTCAAGGAATCCAAGGTATCCAAGGAAATACTGGTTCTACTGGAAGTACTGGTTCTACTGGAAGTACTGGTGCTCAAGGAATCCAAGGTATACAAGGAAATAATGGTACTCAAGGAATTCAAGGTATTCAAGGAAATAATGGTACTCAAGGAATTCAAGGTATTCAAGGAAATACTGGAGATGATGGTCCTACTGGTCCTGATGGTCCTAATGGTCCTAATGGTCCTAATGGTCCTCAAGGAATTCAAGGTATACAAGGAATTCAAGGAATCCAAGGTATACAAGGTATCCAAGGAAATACTGGTTCAACTGGAGGAGCAGGTCCGACTGGTGGTGCAGGTCCAACTGGAACTACTGGAACTCAAGGAACTCAAGGAATTCAAGGTATACAAGGAATTCAAGGAAATACTGGTTCAACTGGAGGAGCAGGTCCGACTGGTCCTGATGGTCCTAATGGTCCTAATGGTCCTCAAGGAATTCAAGGTATACAAGGTATACAAGGTATCCAAGGAATTCAAGGAAATACTGGTTCAACTGGAGGAGCAGGTCCGACTGGTGGTGCAGGTCCAACTGGTCCTCAAGGAATCCAAGGAATCCAAGGAATACAAGGAAAGACTGGAACTACTGGAAATCAAGGGCTTCAAGGAATCCAAGGAATTCAAGGTATACAAGGAAGAAATGGTCCGACAGGTCCTGCTGGTTCAACTGGAGGAGCAGGTCCTACTGGTCCTGCTGGTCCTACGGGTCCAAGTGCTGGAATAACTTCATATACTAATAATACCAATAATAGAGTAATTACCTCAGTAGATGCATCTACAATAAATGCTGAAGCTAATATGACTTTTGATGGTACTATTTTGTCATTAAATGCAACAAGTAATGCTGAACTAAAGATAGCCAGTGGTGGTCATAATGCTCAAAATGGTGGAATACTTGCAAACAGTCAAACAATGACAATAGGTGACACTCAAGACTCAGATGCATTCAACAATGTTATAATCAAAGCTATTGGTGAAAAGGCTCATTTTGCCGAAGATGAAACTAGATTTTCAGGTGCAGAGGTTCAATTCGGTGAAAATGACACTGGAATAGATGTAACATTCTTTGGTGCTACCTCAGGTAGAAAAGCGGTTTGGGATGAATCTCAAGACCACATGAAATTCTATGATAATACACGACTCGCATTTGGAAGTGGGGCAGCTACGGCTGGATATGATACTTCCTTAATGTTTGATGCTTCTAAACTACAACTTTCAGGTACTGCAGGTTTTGCTTTAGCGGCTACAAATAAGTTATACTTTGATGGTGGAAGCAACACTTACATGCATGAGTCGTCAGCTGATAGTTTAGACTTTGTTGTAGGTGGAGTCACATTATTGGAGATAAACGAACAAGGTGGTCAGTACGATTATGGACAGCTCAACGCACCACTTTTTATAATATCAGATGATAGTTCTGGAACTACATCTCCTCCGACTTTAAGACTTCAAAATACGCATACTACTTTGACTTCAAATGATGTTATAGGCCGCATAGACGTTAAAGCATCTGGAGATGATCACACTAGTGCAAATGATGGAATAGTCAGTCGTATAGAAACAATCAGTATTGGTCATATGGGTGGTGGTGGCCTAACAGATGATACACCAGTTGCTATGATATTCAAAGTTGGTGATAACGATACAGGTGACTTAGTAGAGAGTATGAGGTTGATTTGGACTACAGCCTCTGAATACGTTGGTCTCTTTGCTGGTCCTGTACGAACTACAAACGGAACAGCTGATGCACCCGCATATCAATTTGATAGTACAAATGATGGATTCTTCCATCAAACTTCATCACCGGGCGCGGGTATAAAGGTAATGGTAAACAATGCTAATGAAGCATTATTTGAGGATGGCGGTGACTTCCATGCTGATGGTGATGTAATTGCTTCATCTTCTACAATCTCAGATGAAAGAGTAAAAACAGATGTTGAAACAATAGACTCTGCTCTTGATAAAGTTTTACAAATGAGAGGTGTTGAATACATTTGGACAAGAGGTAAGAGAAAAGGTAAGAAAGACTTAGGTGTAATTGCACAAGAAATGGAAAAGGTATTACCTGAAATAATCCGTGAAAAGAGTATGCCACTATGGGAGGAAAAAGATGATGAAGTCTCAGGTAAATACAAAACAGTAGATTATGAGAAGATAGCAGCTGTTCTTATAGAGGCTATAAAGGAACAACAAGAACAAATTGATGATTTACAGAATCAAATAAAAGGAGTAAGTGATGGCTCTTCCAAGTAGTGGAGAAATAACATTACATGGTATTAGAACTGAATTAGGTGGTTCAGGTGAAATAAGTTTAATTGCTGCTTCTACTGGTAATGTAGCAACTATAAATACTAGCGACAATTCTCCAGTAAACAGACCAAATGGATCTGCGCCACATGAAATGGCAGAATTTTATAGTTATAACCATAGTGGAGGAAGTGGTCCATCTGAAGGTGCTTATCCCTCAACTGGTACTCAGTTATGGACAGGAAACCAAGGTACTGGTCAACAAACCGATGTAGTTGACCTTTCTAGTGCTAGTTATGTGGGAGAATCGGCTATAGGGATGGGGGCTCAATTCTTCTTTAGGTTTGATTCAGGAACATCGTTTAGGTCTGATGCTCAAATAGCAGAGATACTGTATAATAACGGTAGTGCTTTTGATGACTTTCAAGGTAATATTAGTGGCATTACAACTACATCTAACACCACAAGTACAACATATCCAACCTCAGGATTTGTTAATCTTGCTTCAGGAACTTCACAAGGTAGATGGAATCAACTCAATGGTACTCCAGCTTCAAGTGCAACAGGTGTAAACGGAGATTTTATTTATTATGAATCAAGTGGTGGTGGGGCAAACAAAAAAGTATGGCTAAAATTTCCGTCAGTTACATTGACTCATAATACCGTAACTATTAAATCATATGGTTATGGTTCTAATATGGGAACACTTTACTTTGGTGTTTTTCTAGTACAACCATAGGAGGAATAATGATATGAGTCTAATACACAGTGGAAGTTGTGATGGTACAACAGAATTATCAGAATCAATATACAAATGCAGTACAGAAAATTATAGTGTTATCAGTACAAGTGGAGCAACTTCAGGCTCAGTACTAAAGGTAACTTCAGCTCACGATATTTCCAATGATGATGAAGAGATAGGTGATTTTGTGACTGGTTCATTTTGTCCTACTTGTAATGTGTTTTGGGTAGGAAATGATGTTAGCGGTTCGCACTAAAATGCAAAAATAAATTATTTTTTGAGATAACTCCTATATATTTATAGTTATTAAGGAGAACAGGTTATATGAAATCTTTTATGAATGCTGAATCAATATCAAAATTGGGTTTAAACCATCCTTTGATAATTCCAAGTTCAAAAACAAATGGTACGGGATTATGTAATGCTTCTGTATTAAATTATAATGGCAACCTATTGGTAAATATTAGGTTATTGAATTATACACTTTATCATTCTATAGGTGCTAAATACTGGCAAGATGAAGGTGGTAAATTTCCATCTAGATGGGGTCCTTTGACATATGTTCATCCTGAAGATGATGCTAGATTAGTAACAGATAATTACTTTGGTATTTGGAACAAAAATAATACTAATTTTGAAAAAATAAACATGAACTTAGATGATGATTCTATTTGGGCATTTGCTGGACTAGAAGATTGTAGATTAGTTCATTGGGATGAAAAGATTTATATAACAGGTGTAAGAAGAGACACTACTGAAAACGGACAAGGAAGAATGGAATTGTCCGAGATTGTAGATGTACATAACTCACCTAAAGAAGTTTCTAGAGTAAGAATAGAACATCCAACAGACCCAACTCGTTATTGTGAAAAGAATTGGATGCCTGTTAGTGGTTTACCATTTCATTACATTATGGATGCTAACCCAACAAGATTAGTAAAGGCTGATCCTGTAACAGGTGATTGTGAGTTAGTTTATGTTGGAGAAGAAGTTCCTATACCAACAAATATGAGAGGTTCTTCGCAGGTAATATCATATAAAGGTGGATATATTACTGTTGTACATGATACTAATTGGTGGAGATTTGAGAATAGATGTGCTGAAAATAAAGATGCTATATATAGTCATAGATTTGTAATATGGGATAGTCAATGGAATATAGAGAGAGTATCTAAGCAATTTAGTTTTATGGATGGACAAATAGAATTTTCTTGTGGTATGGATATATTAGATGAATCTTTTTATATAACATTTGGATTCGAAGATAATTCTGCTCATATGTTAGAGGTAAAATGTGATGTAATTGATGAGTGGATTGAAAATAATTTGGAGTTTAGTAGATGAATGATAATTTAAAAAGGGCATTAGAGGTTTATGGTAAAGATCCAACTAACATAAAATCTAATATAGACTTAGCAGAAGAATATTTTCGACTAAGACAATATGCGGGAGCTTGTTCGTTTCTAAACAGAATAGTAGAGATGAGTAATGATGATGATATCGTATATGAAAGTCTAATTTTATTATCATTAGTTTTTTCTGAACAAGGAAAAAGAGATGTTCATAGATATGTATCTTTATATCATGCAGTATCATTGTGTCCACAAAGACCCGAGGCTTATTATTACTTATGTATGGGTCTTGAAATAAAAGAACCTTTTCAAGCATATGCATATGCTAATATAGGTTTACAGAATTGGAAAAATCGTAAAAATGTAACAGGTTTTAGACTTGAGTTTAACGATTATCAACTTTTATTTCAAAAAGCAACAAATGCGTGGCATTCTTGGAGAATAGAAGAGAGTAAAGAAATATTATACGACTTACATATCAATTATGATATGGAAGAGTGGTTTAGTGAGTTGGTAATTGATAATTTAAATAATGTTGGGTGGCCTGAAAAAAAAGAAAAGCTAGATAAACCAAATATAAGCCCATTACTGAGTAATTTAGAAAAGATTATAACACCTAAAATAAAAAATACCAATATAAATCCTATAGTAAATGATAATAATCAACCTACGATAGTTGTTGTTGATAATTTTTTAGAGAATCCTGATGAAGTCAGAGAACAAGTTCTCAAAATACCAAAAGATGAGTGGATAAGTAGAGGTTCGGTTGGACTTAGGTCTAAACCTAATCCATATGGTGAAATTTACAGACCAATATTTGAAAAATTATTGGGAATAAATACTAGTAAAAGTGAATGGAGTGGTGAAGGTGGAACACATGGTTGTTTTCAATGGTCTCCAGCAGAAACTGGTCAGGTAGTACATTGTGATGCTACTGATTGGGCTGGTATTATCTTTTTAAGTCCTGATGCACCACCTAAAACTGGTACTTGGTTGATGAAACATAAAGATACTGGTAAAACACATAGGGAACAAGGATTAGAGGACGTTTTTATAGGAAATCAAGCACAATGGGATGTACACCCATTTGAAAAGATAGATGACATTGGAAATGTTTATAATAGATTAATTTTATGGAATGGAAGGCACTTACATACTGCTGGTTCTTACTTTGGTGAATCAATAGATAATTCAAGATTATATCAAGTGTTCTTCTTCAACGAAAAAAAATAACATAAGGAGTAAGTTGTGAGTGAAACAAAAAAAGTAACAGATGAAGAGTTACAAAGTATTAAAGACTTAGGTACTAAGTATAATACCATCTCTTCAGCATTTGGTCAGTTGAGAGTACAAAGACTGATTTTAGAACAACAGTTAGAACAAGTAGATAAAGCTGAAAAGAACTTAGAAGAAGATTATATTTCTACTCAAGGAAAAGAACAGGCTTTAGTTCAAGGTTTGAATGAAAACTATGGTACTGGCACATTAAATCCACAGACAGGTGAGTTTACTGTAAAAGAAACACAAGAAAAAACTGAAGAAAATCAAAAATAAACTTGTGTATATGTGTATTTGGGATATTTCATTTATACTTATATATAAAGTTTTTAACCTCAATAATATTTAAGGAGAAATCACATGGCAGAGAGAATTGTCAGTCCAGGTGTATTCACCCGTGAAAAAGATTTATCATTTTTACCTACTGGAGTAGCTTCTATTGGAGCTGCTATTGTTGGTCCTACATTAAAAGGTCCTTCATTTGTTCCTACGCAGGTAACATCTTTTTCCGATTTTGAAAACATCTTCGGTGGGTATAGTAAAGACTATTACACACCATATACAGTAAGAGAATATTTACGCTCAGCTGGTTCAGTAACAGTAGTAAGAGTGGGATATTTAGGTGGATATAAAGCTAATGCAGTAAATGTAGTCGTATCTGGTTCAGGAAGTACTAAATTTGTAGTTGCTTCTTACTTACCAGCAGTCAATAATACTGGTGGTTTAGTTTCAGGTTCACTTCCAACATTAAGTGCTACTAGTGCTAGTAATTTTAATATAAATTTTGCTGGTTCAAATGCAACTTCTAGTCTAACTGCTCTAACACTAATGGAGTCAGCTGCAGAATCAGCTACATACTTAGGAAAGAAAATAGATCAAGATGCTAATTTACAAAATATTGATGGCGCATCAGCACCTGTTTACAATTATAAGTATTTTAGAAATGCTATATCTCAATCTCAAGTAAATAACACTGTAACTAATGCAAGTACATCAACAGTAATTATTGAAAACCTAAGTTCACAAGAAATGAATTTTGAGGGTGCTTCAATAAGCGTAAACGCTAGTACTAACGTAACTACATTCAATGGTAGTACAGGTGCTATGGCTGGTAGAACACCAATGGTAACAGACCAAAATGGAAGTGAATTATTCAGAGTCTATATGAGGTCAGATGGTACTGCTACTAATAATTACTATGTGGTAATAAAAGATGTAAAACCTCAAAATGCTAATAATGCTGCTGAAGGGTATGCTGAATTTAGTTTACAACTTCATGATGTATCAGGTAATCCTGTTGGAAATGAATATAACAAACTAAACTTCGATCCATCATCACCAACATATTTTGCTAAAGCAATTGGAGACCAATTTCAAGATGTAGACAATGATGGTAAGATAACAGTATATGGTGATTATCCTAATATGCATCCTCTAATTAGAGTAGGTGACTATTTGCCAGATAATATAAAGGCAAGTAAGGCTTCTCAACCATTTGGATTCAAAAAAGTATTTGAGCCGATTATATCTTCTCATAATATACCTACAGCTTCTATATCTAAAGCTCAGGTAAAGAATACAGACAAATTGGCTTATAATGGTGCAGTACCTTATGGTGTTGCTATAAATCCAAACTACTTTGATGCTAACATGGTAAATGATGCCGTACAGTATATGGCTCCAATACCAGTAGCTGCTGATGGTGGACAGAACGCTAATTTCTTATTATCTGATATGAAAGGATTTGGGACAGGTGCTGACTTAACAACACTTAGAACAAATTATGGTACTGAATTTGCTGGTGGTACTCAAAATCTAACAGTAACATCTTCACAGGTACAACAGAAGTTTGCTGTACCAATGCAGTATGGATTTGATGGTATTGCTCCAAACGGATTGAAGAAGACAGGTAATGACATAGCTACTAATAATACTATGGGATTTGATTGTTCTTCAGCAAGTGCTAGTGGTTCTATTGCATGGAGAAGAGGTATAAATGCTGTAAGTAATCCTGATGAGATTGATATCAATATGTTAGTAACACCTGGTGTTATACATAAATTACATCCATCAGTTACCAATCATGCAATTGATAAGGTAGAAGCTAGAGCTGATGCTTTCTATGTAATGGATGCTTCTGCTTGGAGTGATTCAGTAGCAACTGCTATTAGTAGTGTGAAAACATTAGATACGAATTATGTTGGTACTTACTATCCTTGGGTAAAGATAGATGATCCTGATACAGGTGCTGGTGTGTGGGTTCCACCATCAGTAGTAATACCTGGTGTGATTGCTTTCACAGATAGTGTGGCGCACGAATGGTTTGCTCCTGCTGGATTGAATCGTGGTGGATTAGCTAGTGTGAGAATGGCTAAACAAAAACTAACTCATACAGATAGAGATAGACTATATGAAGCTCGTGTGAATCCTATTGCTACATTTCCTGGTCAAGGAGTAGTGGTATTTGGACAAAAGACATTACAAGCTAAACCATCTGCTTTGGACAGAATCAATGTACGAAGACTACTTATCAGATTGAAGAAGTTTATTGCTTCATCAAGTAGATTCTTAGTATTCGAACAAAATGATAGTGCTACAAGAACAAGGTTCCTAAATATTGTGAATCCGTTCTTAGAGTCAGTTCAAGCTAATAGTGGTCTAACAGCATTCAGAGTAGTAATGGATGAATCTAACAATACACCTGATGTCATTGACAGAAATCAGTTGATTGGGCAGATATTCATACAACCTACCAGAACTGCTGAGTTCATTGTATTGGACTTCTCAGTATTACCAACTGGGGCGGCATTTCCTGAATAATAATAGGGAGGTGTAAAAAATCAAAGGGGAGTGTAATGCTCCCCTTTTTTTTATTCAAAAAACTAAGAAAAAACTATGAAAGAATTCAATAATAACTTGTATCGATTTTTCATTTTATTGATATTTATATATGAAGAATTAAACTTATAGGAGAACTGAAATGCCAGATTTAATAGATCCTTCAGAGATTATGTTCACTCCGTTTGAACCTAAACTGAAGAATAGGTTCATTATGTACATAGAAGGAGTACCTGCATATATTATAAAGAGTGGTAATAGACCAACTCTACAATTTGAATCCATAACCTTAGACCACATCAATACTAAAAGGTATGTGAAAGGTAAGGGCGCGTGGCAACCATTGGATATCGTACTATACGACCCAATCGTTCCAAGTGGTGCTCAATCTGTTATGGAGTGGGTAAGACTGTCGCATGAATCTGTTACTGGAAGAGATGGATATTCAGACTTCTATAAGAAAGATGTTACTTTCAATATGCTAGGTCCTGTAGGTGATAAAGTGGAAGAGTGGACACTAAAAGGTGCTTTTATACAACAAGCAAACTTTGGTACTATCGATTGGTCTGTAAACGAACCAGCTGATATTACATTGACACTACAATACGATTACGCTATCTTACAATTCTAAGGAGTAAATATGAGTTTTTTCAAAGAAATGCTTTCGAGTGATGCGAAAATTTCAAGTAAAAGATTTGTCGGTTTTATGGCATTTTTTATGTTGATTTGTAGTTGGGGTGCTGACACCTTTTCCGCATTCGAAGTAAAGGACAAAATTTTAGAATGTTTTATGTACATTTCAGTAGTTGGACTTGGTGTCACAGCAGCTGAAAAGTTCGGTAAAAAATAGTTATAGTTTAACTAAATCATAGGAGTCAAATATGGCTGAAGTCAAGTTCCCTACAGAGGTAGTGGATTTGCCGTCAAAGGGGTTGTTATATCCTGAAGACCACCCGCTAGCAAGTGGTAAGGTAGAAATAAGATACATGACGGCTAAAGATGAGGATATTCTAACATCACCCAATCTAATAAAACAAGGGGTGGTTTTAGAAAAACTTATAGAAAACCTATTAGTTGATAAAAGTATAAATCTCGGAGATATGCTAACAGGAGATAAAAACGCATTACTTTTAGCAATTAGAATATTAGGTTATGGTAAAGATTATCCAGTAGAAATAAATGGTCACAAAGTTGAAGTAGATTTAACTAAAATAAAAGATAAAGTTTTAGATAAAAAAACTATTAGTACTCGTGATAATAGATTTGATTTTGAATTACCAGCAACAAAGCGAAAGGTTCAATTCAAACTACTAACATCAGCTGATGAAAGTAGAATATCACAAGAAACAGAAGCTATTTCTAAGGTTACTGGTGGTATACAAATGAACCTAACTACAAGATACAAAACTCAAATAATATCAGTAGATGGTAATGAAGATAAGGCTTTCATAAATTCATTTGTTGATAACGAATTACTTTCTAGAGATTCAATAGCTCTTAGAACTTATATTGATACTATAGCTCCCGATGTCGACATGACATGGCATTATACAGATGATGAGGGAGAAAGGAGGGAATTTTTGGTGCCAGTCACTGTTCAGTTTTTTTGGCCTACCCTCAACATATAGAAAAGACTTACACGAACAAATATTCCAAATAAGTTTTAATTCTAAAGGTATGTTTTCATTTTCAGAAGTTTATACCATGCCAATATACCTGCGTAAATTTTATTATAATAGAATTGCTAAGCATTATGAGGATGAACGAAAAGAATATGAAAAAGCTAAGAGTGGAATGAGATAAAAAAATTACTTTTTTGATATTTATTACTGTAAAATTCCAACGAAAATTTCGGAGATATCGATGAAGAAAATCACTATGGAAGGGTTTTTCAGCAACTTATATAACAATTGGAAAAACAAAAAGTTAAAGGGGGTTGCTAAAACTCTTTTAGACAAAAATCCAGAGTTGCGGAAAAGTTTTCAAAATATAAATAAAGCTACAGACAAAGCTATGGAAGATTTATATAAAATGTATCCAGAGTTAAGAGATAAGTAGGAGATAGCAAGTGGCTAAAGGAAATCCACAAATGCCTTATCAGGTTCCTGACCTAAGAGATGTAAAGGAATATGACGCCTTATTAAAAGAGATAGAAAAGCGTACAAAAAAGATAACTGACTGGAAGGATACAGCAAAGTCTAAGCAAAGTCAATTAAATAAACAAGAAGAAAAAAGATTAGCAATCACTCAGAAGATATATGATATAGAGGGTAAAAGAGAAAGTTTGTTGGAAAAGTCAAAGAATCTCCAAGGAACTATACTGAATCAATTATCTAAACAGACTACCGAAGGAAAAGACCTTGCTACACAATTAGAAGATGCGGCTAAATCAGGAAATGTTGCTTTCGTAGAAGCTGGAAATAATTTTGCCGACTTACTACAAAAAGTAAATGCGGGTGATGCTGGTCCTGCTGAAATAGCTCAAGCATTAGCAACCACAGACTTTGGAAAGTTTGAAGGTTCTGTAAAAGAGATATTCAAAACAATGAAGAAAACTCCATCTCTTCAGAGTATACTAAAAGTAAAATCAGCAACATTTTCGGCTATAGATGGTCTCTTTGGTGGAATGCTTAAAACAATAAGAGGTATTATGGCAGCTGCGGGTCCTATTGGATTATTGATAGCCGCTATTGGTCTTGTTGTAAAGTATCTTGTAGAAACAGTAAAAAGAGGAATTGAACTAAGAAGAGAATTAGGTACATCAGCAGTTGCCACTGCTAAGATACAAATAAATATGGAGAAAGCCGCATTCGCTGCTGCTATGTATGGTGGAACCATGCAACAGGGTAGGGATGCTGTAAAAGCATTAGTAGTTGAGACTGGTCTGATTTCAGATATAACTGGTGAGTCTGCTATTGCTATGGGTAAGTTTGTTGCTAATACTGGAGTGGGTGGTGGTGAAGCCGCTAAATTAGCAAAAGCTCTAAGATTAGTAAATGGTCAAAGTCTTGCTACTAATTTGAATCTATTATCTTCTGTAGATAATCTTGCTGAAGCAAATGGTATAGTAAGTAGTAAAGTATTTCAAGACCTTGCTAGTAACACAGAATTGTTTGCTAGGGCTGGTGCTGCAGGTGCTCAGTCACTATCAAAAGCTGCTATTGAAGCAGCTAAGATAGGTACATCACTAAGTGCTTTAGACCAAATTGCTGATAATCTATTAGATGTACAACAAACTATCAGACGCTCACAACAATTGTCTAGATTATTGGGTAAAAATATAGATTTGACGAGAGCGATATCTTTGGCTAACGACCCATCACAGGTTTCAGCATTACAACAAGAGTTACAGAATGTGTTTGCTGGGTCTGGAGATGCCATAGCAAGAAACAGATTCGTACAGAATCAGCTAAAACAATTGTTTCCAAGTTTACAAGACTTCAATGCTATAGTAAACGGACAAGTAAATACAGAACAGGTAAAACCACCAGAAGCTAAAGACCAATTAGAGGCTCAAAATAGTACAAATGAAATATTATCAAAACAAGCAAATGATATAAAGTTATTGAGGGAACAGAATAAAGAGTTACTTGAAAAAATGAATAGTAACATAAGTAGACTTAGGAGATAACGATGCCTGATAATGAACCAGGACTAAATCAGCAAAGAGAAGAAGGCCCAGTTCTTAAAGAGAGTGATATACAAGCAAAAATCGATTTGTGGTCACAAAATCAGCCAAAAAGAGAAACTATATCTCTTGATAAATCTAATGCTATAACAAACTCTCCTATAGATAATCAGATAAGAAACGGGGTGGACTTTTTTGATGACGAGACTAGCAGTCATACTGGGTTTGTTCCAAAAACAGACTTAGTGTCTAGATATCATCAGATGAGAGATGCTATAATCGCACCTACTTGGAATACTGGAGCTGCTAGAACAAATACTAAGACAAGAAATGCTTATGGTGCAAATGATGAGTATGTTGAAGCATTGGGTGTTGGTTTATCAGTACCATCTCATATATTAGAAGGCGATAACATCGGACCTGCTAAAGAGAATTATCCAATGAGTAATTGGGCTAGTTTACTACCTATCGAAAGACAAAGTATGTATGCTAAGGTAGACAATAATACTTACCAATTTCATAGACAAGGAACGATACCACCAGGCGTAGTAGATGGTGAGGTTTATCCAACATTTGATGTATCTACACAAATGACTTTATATGGTGTTCCAAAATTAGGTGGTGGTGTATCTAGTTTTGATGACAGTGAGTATGCTACTTCAGCACTCACCACACCTTTTATGACGACACCACTTGTAGACTTTATTAGCCCTAATTTTACCTTTACAGAAGATAACCCATTGAATCCAGCTTCGTATACTGTACAATCTATAACATCAACTGCAGTTGTTTCACCAACATTAGGTTCAAATGCCGATTATATTGGAACATCAAATGTAGGTCCTTTTGGATTCAACGACACAGCACTTACTTATCCATCAGCTGATGGTAGTGTAAATGGTTCACTTGTACAGTTATGGAATTCTACAAAAGCAATTACATTTGATTATGGTGGAATTGTTGTTGAACCAGATTTTGAAGGTATAGCACCATTAGATGCTTTTCTAAAGGCGCCAAGTGGATTGAATTCATCAAATTTATTTGGACAAAATGATGTTCGAACCATTTCTAATAGTGGTCCTTTCAAAGGAGATTCATTACATCCGATAGTGGTTAGAAATTATGGTGGGCATAAAGGAGAAGAAACGAGTATGAACTGGTCGGATGTCGGTATAGGAAGTGCTCCTACAGAAATCTCAGACCCATTTGGACTAATTTCTGACTTGTATCTAAATATGGGTGGTGCTACACACGAAAGATATAAAAGATGGGCTGAAAGCACTGCTGGTGCTGTTTGGTTAGATTTACAAAAAACATTACAATCATTGAATCCAACATTAGAAACAACGGGATTCCAATCTAAATCAGTTTTATTAGAAAGAAATGAAGAAGGTGGAACTGTAGGATATCGTCATATTGCGAGACATATTGATGCAGAAAATAACAGATATGAGAAGATGCTGAAAAGAAAAACTTTTCCATCTTTTATAACAGATAACTTTTCAACTTTATTTATACCCAATTTACAAAATTCTATAAAGTATGGTTTTGGTAGTAGAATAGCGATGCAGTCAAGATATGACATTGATCCAGATGCTAGTTTTACTTTGACCTTTGGTGATATGGTATTTAATACCCAAATAGGTGTTGAAGAGGCTCCAATGTCTCAACTGATATACTTTTCTAATCCAAATAGATATAATAGACAATTGTCTTCAGCACCAGTAACTATCTCAGACGGAATACCTAGTTTTACAGTAAATCCTGGTTCCGGCGAAGGTTCTACTGCTGAATCAGATGCTAGTAAAATACTGAACACCCAAGGAGGTACATTCAAATCTGATACTCATTTTAGTGATAAGTATATAAGTAATAATGTACGACAAAAATATGCCACATTAGCATATGGAAGACTAAATAATAACTTTTCATATGAAACTCAATTAGAAAGTCCTGCTGAAGTTACTGGTTTACTTGATGAGGGTGACAGTGGAGCAGTTGGTGTATTTCCTGATGCTTCTTTGAAAGGTGAAGCATTTGGTCTAAAATTTGAGGTTGGTGTAGGAAATAATCCTAGAAGACTAAAACAAAGTCAAAGAAGAAAAGATAAAAAGACAAATGATGATGTTGGAACAGTAAAAAATCTCACAAGATTATTAAGCACATCTTTAGAAGAAACTGTAGACCCAGTGTTAGGAGTTATCAGAAGAAGTGTGACTGATACTGGTGGAATTGCTAGTGGTGTTAGTGATGCTGTAGATAAAATAAATTATTCTAGATATGGTGCTGAAGTAGATGGTGAGAATGTTTTTTATGTAGAAGATGGTGCTAATACAGCAAAAGATTTTATAAAGTTTAGATTTTATGATGTTATAAATGGTAAGTATATTATATTCAGAGCGATACTAAGCGGTATATCAGACTCTATAACGACAGATTATAATGAAGACAAATATATTGGAAGGCCTGATAAACTATATACATATAGAGGTGCTGATAGAAGCGTAAGTTTCAATTTCAAAGTTTATCCAAAGACAAAGCAAGAACTTCCAATGCTTATGGAAAAGATGAACTATCTTGTTGGATTGTGTTATCCATCATTGGGCGCTTTAGGTAGAATGAAATCGCCATTTGTTCAATTGACTCTTGGTGATATGATAGAAGCTCAGCCTGGTATACTTAGAAATGTTACTGTAACTGTAGATGAAAATTCTACTTGGGAAATACAACAAGGACTACAATTTCCAAAGCACATAAATGTTGCTATACAATTTACTTATATAGGAAATCATTTACCAATCGGAACATCAAATAGTTGGTATGGTGGTTTGAAGCCAGACCAAATCGAACCTAAATCATTTATTGATATACTAAAAGGATATGTAAACTATGACTTTGGTTCTACAGGAAATACATTAGTAGATTCTGCTCTTGAGTTGATTGGTGATAATAAGAAACTAAAAGAAGCTCAAAATAGTTTTAATAAATATGCTGGTCAATTAGGATTTAAAATTTAGGAGTAAATAATGCCAAGATATAGAAATGCTAGGTTCAGACAAGATGCAAATGGAAAGAGATATTATATCCCGACAGTGGTTCCAAATATACCGATAAATGACAGTGATATTTATATCAATCCACAAGTCGGTGAGAGATTTGATTCTTTAGCACAAAAATTTTATGGTGATTCTAATTTATGGTGGATTATAGCTAAGGCTAATAATCTTAGTAAAGGACAGATAGGTCTTGATCCTGAAAAGAAACTTAGAATACCAACCAATGTCCAAGCAATATTGGAGGCTGTAGATAGGAGTAGTACATAATGTCAATGTCTGGATTTTCTAAACCGATAGACGCACAAATACAGAAAGAACTAAAGAGAAGAGAACTTATCTTAGGACGATCTGTAGCTAAATTGCCCAATGGCGGTGGTCATGTTCAATTCGTTGATTATGCTGCTAAAATGCCATATGCAATAATGTCTACTAATGCTAAAGAAGAAAAAAATAATTTAGCATTAGCTTACGGAGAGTTTGGTGATGTAGACACTCAATTAAAAATTCATCAATATAATAAGTCTGGAGAATCATCAGGCAAATCTATAGATTTGAGAAGTAATAATCCTGGTCAAGATAATCTTGGATTTACTGGTAAAGGTAATGGTGCTTATGTCAATACGAAAGGTGGTAGTGAGGTAGGTATTAGACCAGTACCTGGTATAAAACAAATAACTTGTGAGTATCTTTCTAATGAGGGATATGCTTCTAGAATAGCAACAGTAAATTGGAGTGCTCCAAGTTTAGAAGCATTAGAGGCATTTGAAGTCTTCCTAACTACAGGTTATGAAGTGGCATTACAATGGGGGTGGAGTTCACCTAAATTTCCACTAGATGCTAATCAGACATTTATATTGATAGACGATGACGCAATAAAAGTAGACCAATCACTATTTAGTGCTCCAAGAGTAAAGATACTAAAAGCTAATGGTAATTTAGATGCTATAGGCGGCAGAGTTAGTAACTTTTCTTCTAAATTGCGTGATGATGGTGGATTTGATTGTACCACAGAAATAGATGCTATGGGTGTAAATTTTTATAGTTTTAGTGGTAATGAAGATGCTATTGGTGGACTTGGAATGGTATTACCACAAGCAGTACAGCAAACAATCGAAGATGCTAAAGATGGTTTGGTAGCAGACTTAACTGGTGTTAGTTTGGGTAGTTACAAAGAAACTTCAACTAAGGTAAAAGAGGGATTTGCTGGATTTTTTGGTCTAACCGAAAAAACAGAAGAAGAAAAGGAAGTATTACAATTATCTTTACAAGACCATATGCTAAACGCATTGATAAATTTAGATGGTATTGCGAACTATTATGGTATACAACAAAATGACGAAAGTGGACTAAATACAGTTATTAATGGTCCCGATTCTCTACAAGATCTTTTAGGAGCAAATATCTCAAATCCTGACAAAGTAAGAATACAAGAAGCATTAAAACAATCAGCAACTCCTGTAAGTCGAACTGCTGTACATAAAGAAAATAAAATTATAGACGAAGCAGCAGATACTAAGGCCGGAATAGTCACTACAGCACAGCCAGGTGATGTGTCAATAACAGGAACTGGTCAGGTTGTCCAAAATTAGAGTATATAATGATTAAAGCAACATTAGACCCAAAGAAAAATTTTCTAACCATTTATGAGCCAGGTTACAGTGGAAGTGAAAATAAGAATATTTCATTTTTGGCAGACACTGTTGAATCAAAGGCAGGAGAAGTTCGATATATCAGATGGGGATGGTTTGAAGATAATATACTAAGTAAGTATATAGCTATGACTGGTAGAAATACCGAAAATCCAATAATCACATTTAGAAGTTTAGAACCTCCTGTAGTAGGTGGGGAAGTGGACAGAAGTAAAAGAGAGTCTATAAAAATATCAGATTACTACTTACTTAGAGCAATAGACCCAAGTCATTCTCTAATATTTAAACCAGGCATATTTCAAGACAACACCTCACTTGATAGTGGGGATATCGCAGTAGTGTATGAGAGTTTTTTAGCTAGAATAAATGCTGCTATGCTTGCTACTGATAATGGTCCTTACAGAGGATTTAGAGCAGACCAAAGCGCTATGGATGAAAAGAATGCTAATAATTTAGGATATATTAGAAATATTTATATAAATGTAAAGGTTATACAAAAACATTTTGGAATCAATGAAGAAGGGTTGACAAAACCCGTTTCAGAAGATGGTGCTCATCAGTATGTTACAGCAGGCGTAAATATAAAACAGAATGTTAGAAGCTCTATTTTATCATTGATGAGTGAGGTAAGTAACAACTTTTTTAGTGCGTGGAGATTTCAAAT